GTGAGATCGGTGGGCTTCATGAACTTGGATGAGATGTCGCGAACACGGGCGTGTGGGGGAAGGATGGGTCGAAAACACCAAACGTCGTCTTGGTCGGTGAGTTTGTAACCTTTGGCGATGTTGGCGTAGAAGTGATGAGGAAGTTTAAGACCAGAAGGCGTAACAAGGTAAATGATGATGTCTCCGATGGTTGGGTCGCGCTGGAGGCGCGCGTCGAAGATAACCTTGTAGGTTGCAAAAACATGATGATTGATGAGAGCGAGGTCATTGTCGACGACCAGGACACAGGCGTCCATGATCTTGGTATCGACGGTGATGCGGAACACGTTCGCGGCTGTGGAAGAAACGACGGCTTGCGTATTGAGACAAACGCTACCGTTGTTCACGTAGCCGGACTTTGGGACTGCGGCTGCGCGCGCGGCGCGGGCGCCGAGGTCTTTGTTGGATTGACTTGAAAGAGAGGACATGGAGTGATAGATACCATAGGCCGTGGCAGAGACAGAGGTGATAACTGTAACCATGCCAAGAATAAGCTTCCACTTTTCAACGCGCAAGATAAAATCTCGCGCGCGTTCGTAGTAGCTACTCTTGATGGTTTCTTCGTGGTCTTGGCCAATAACTTCATGGGCAATGGACGCTTCGTAACTGATGGTCGCGTCGTAAAGTCGGCCGTAAACGTAGAAGAAGTCTTTACACTTTTCATGGTATTTATCATCTTTGGAGGTGAACAGGACATGGTCATAGGCGCGCCAATACGCTTCGGGGCAAGCATGGTAGCATCCACGGAAGATCTCGGCATGAGTTGGTTCTTCCATGGGCCAGGGAAACTTGAACTCCCTGGGCATAGGAACTTCAGCGGGAGCTGGGGGAAGCTCTGCGAGAGCGAGTTCCAAGACAGATTCGAGGCCTTGATCAACGTATCCGGGGTTTATTTCCGGGGAACGGATGCGGGCTTTGAAAGCGTCGAGGTTCTCAGCTTCCGCGAAACTGCGTAGCTCCTTGATGGTGGACTCGTAATGGGCCTTCTTGGAGCGCCAGGTATTGTAGACCCTGGCGACGAGTTCGTCGAAGGTGTAACGAGTGTTGTCGATAGGCTCGCCATTGAAGGAGTTGATGGCGGTGAAGTAGTAGATGTCCGTGTCGAGAGCACTTTTAGTCTTGCTGGTGTCGATTTGGACATACTTTCCTGAGGTGTCAGAATGGGGCACTAGATAGCGCTCGTGAACATGTACCTCATAGGAATGGCCTTTGAGTCGGCGCTGGACAGCAGGTGGGCAGGTGATTGATTGAGCTTGAGTCTTCTCCACACAACGGGAGTTGGTGGTAAGGATGAGGAATTCGCTACGAAAATCGCAGTTAAGTTCCTTGTCCTCAATAGAAGCTTTGTGGAGACGGTTTGGGAAGACGTTTCCTGCACGAATGATTTCCATGACTTCCGAGGTACCGGGGGCACCTTTCATATCGGCTTTTTGGAGAAAGTCGTCATAGATGGTCACGCACTGTTGCGTGTAACCATCCCAGAAATCTTGTTCGATGGCCCGCGGATAGACATAGCGGGTTTGTTGTTCGGCAGGGAAAGGGACTGAGGGCTCGGTGAGCGAGTAAAGAGCATAGCAAAGCTTGGGAAGCATGCCGGACTTGCCAACACCGGGAAGTCCATAGAGAAACAGGACAACGGGTTCTTGGCGAAAACTGAGAGCATCGTTACACTTACGTGCCACGACCTCCATGAGACGTGCGAGTCGACCGTGGAGAGGCTGGAGACTGCGTAAGACAGCGACCTCGACCAATGAATGACGCTTGAGAAATTGAACATAGCGTAGGTCGAGATAGGTCAAGTGAGACAGGAAGCCACGATCA